CGTTGAAGATTAAAAAGAACTCATTGGCCTATGTGGGTATGCACCTTGGTGATGGTTCACACGGGGCAACCATCAACGCCATCGACAAGACTGATAAGGCTTTCGATAAACTGACCTTGGCCGCCGATTTCGGTGCCACTATCAATGCCGGGACAGTTCTCTTTGAAGCTACGGCAGTCGGAGGGACTACTCCGAAGGTGGTTGCCAACTCCGCATTGTATGAACGTGCAAAAGTAGAGGATGGCATTGTTCTGGTTGCCCTTCTTATGCGTGCTTTCGAGATTGAGCCAACCAAACTTGCTATGCCTTTCCATACGAAGGACAAGGAGAAAATGACACATTTCCAGTTTAACGAATAAGAAAGGAGGACTAAGATATGATGCTAACTATTCATACACTGTTTAACGATCCTCACATCGTTAACGCCGTAATCCAACGTGTCTTGCAAACTCGTAAGGATACGATCTACTGGCAGCAGTACCTGGGCTTCCGTAGAACTACCACTCGTGTGTTCAAGGACTATATCGGTCAGGTTACTGGCGTTATGGCCGGTTCTATCAATTCCCGTTATGGAGAGAAACCGATTCGTGAACGTAGAAATATCGGTTCAGGATATGGTGAGATCGCTTATTTGGGTGATGCTTATCAAATCTCCATTGACCGACTGTCTGAATTGCAGGACTTAATTGACAAGTTCAATGCGGCAAAACCCGCCGATCAAGTGGCGGCCATGCAGGACATCGTGAACTTCATTTACGACGACTATCGGCAGGTGCTCCTTGCCGCCCATAAACGTATGGACATCGTTTTAGGTTCATTGCTTATGACAGGAGAGGCGACAGTTAAGAATAAGGACAATAATGCCGGAGGCGTTGATTTGTTGAATATCGAGTTACCTTTCAAGTTCATCAAACCGGGAACCGAATCGAAAGCAAACTTTATTACCTACTTGCAGCAGACTATCAATGAGCTGAAGTCCACTTATGGTAACTTCCCGAAGATGATCATGTCACGGGGAACCTTCGTGAAGAATATCATCGGTTCAAGCGAGTTTGGCGACAAGTTCAAGATGCAGCTTTCAGGCAATGAGATGTACATGTCAACCGGATTGATCACCTCTCAACTGGCTTCTTCTGTGTTTACTGGTATCGGTCTTCCGGCCATCGAGATCAAGGAAGACTATGTTCTTGACCAATCTGGCAAGAACGTACAGATTTATGCTGACGATCGTATCACTCTGCTTCCCCAGGATAAGATCGGTTATATGCGTTTCCACACTCCTTATGAGGCAGTGGATGGTGTACCAGGACGCAATTATACTCAGGCTGATGGTGATATGCTTATCTCCGGGTATAAGGATAAGAACGGTCGCTATCTGGAATACACCGCCGAGTGGATTCCGCAGATTACGAACCCGAACCTGATCGTGAATTTCGATTTGACCACCATGAACGCATGACAGTAAATGACTACATATCACAGAAGTTTCAGACTTTCGGCATTAACTTGTCGGAGGCTGACCTTTTGGAGATAAGTTTGTCTTCAGGAATAAGTGGAGAGGATGAGATGAACCAGTCAAACATCGGGCTTGTATCGGTGGCTATGGCGAAGTTCATCCCCTCTCTATTACTCCGTGCTACTTCTGTCAGTGAGAACGGATTCTCTATGTCCTGGGATACCAAAGGCATAAAGGAATACTATTCTTTCCTGTGCAAGAAGTATGGTCTTGAAGATACGCTGTCAGATAAACCTAAAGTCAGATTCTTATGATATTCGCGCCACATATATTGCAAGTGAAGGTCTTTACTCAGATGGAAACGGACGAGTTCGGCCGGCCTATTCCTGGAACCGGTGGAGAAAACTGGCAGGACGTGTGTAGGTGCCGATGCGACGACAACTCAACTAAGGAGTTCACTTCGGAGAACGGTGAGGTGTACCGGCCGAACTATCATGTAGTCTGTGAGAAGAAAATCTCCCTGAAGGCTGGTGATGAGATTCGATGTATGGATGGAGAGAATGTCAGGGGAATTGGTGAGGTTTACATGGTCAAGAACACGAATTGTTTTGGTTACTCAGAGGTATGGATGTAAAGTTTGATTTATCGGACGTGGATGGATTCTTCCGGCAAGGTCATTCAGAAGTGAAAGCTGTAGAGGATAAGGTAGGCAAGGAAGCTGTCGATTATGCGATAGAGCATGGCAGTTACCGGAACCGGACCGGCACGCTCCGTAAGTCAAACAAATACTCAGTTCAGGATGATGGACTGGAGTTAAGGAATGAAGCTGAATATGCTTCTTTCGTTGAATCCAAAGGCTATGAAGTCTTGACTGGTGCGGCTCTATACGCTGAGAAACGATTAAAGGAGGAAATCAAATGATTGTGACTACCGACATAGCGAACATACTCTACCGTGATTGCCAGATTTTCGGTATTGACATCGTTCCCCATGGCAAGAAACTGAAGGGACCGATGAAGTCTGAAAGGATTGTCATTCACGCCAAGAAGCAACAGCCGGAGACGTATTGGAAGAAATCCTTCGTAGAAGTGAATCTCTGTGTTCCTGACTTGAAGGAAGGTGAAGCCAATACAATACGTCTGAATGAGCTGGAGAAACAGGCACAAGGTCTTTTTGACGGCGTAACTGGACGCTATGAAGGAATAAGTTACTATTATTCGATCGACTCTATTGGAACCGAGGAGGGCACTGTCTTAAAGTGTCATTATGTGAATGTTAGGTTATTGTTTGAAGTTTTAAATGTAAAGTGATATGCCATTAAAACCTTTTATTGGAATCAAGAAAATCTGGTACGGAGAAGTGTTTACAGCTGCCGTAACAGCGGCCACCTTGAAGACGTGGTTGGAATCAGCGACCGAAGTGAAGAACTCCCATCAGGATACATGGAGTTATACAGAGGATGATCCGACATACACCGACTATATCAATGAGTTGACAGGGGGTATTTACTATCGAGACGTGACGGCGAAAGGGGCTAAGACGATTGCTTTCACTATGGGTGAATATGAGTTGGAAGACCTTGTCGCTCTGCGTGGTGGAGAGAAAGTAGGAACAGATGAGGGCTGGGGTGCCCCGGATCAACCCACTATCATGAATATGGGTGTAGTTGGCCAGACCAAGACTGGTAACTATATCGTGTTCTCAAATGCGGCTGTTATCGGTAAGGGTGATCAGCAGGAAAAAAATATCGGTTTGGGTGTTGCTGCGGTCGCGATGGATAATCCGAATGAGGGCGTAAAATCCGATTATCTGTTTGACGGTTCGAAAGTTGAAGCGGCAGGAGGTTAAGCGGATAGAATAAGAAATAAGATTGTTTAGGTTGGCGGTGGGTGGTAACTCACCGCCTTTTTAGTATCAGAATTATGGATGCGGCCAGAATTGTGACTAGTGCCATCTTAGGGATGGACTTTGAAACCGTGATTGTAAATGGAAAGACGTATATAGTTACCCCTCCAACAATTAAGAGGTTGGCTGGTGCGGGATATTATCTATCGAATGTCAATGAGGGTAAATCTGTCAGGGATCTACTTTTGTCTTTAGGCGATGCGGAAGCAGTTGCTCATGCGTTATCCTGGATGATACAAGGAGATGACGGGTTGTTTGAGGAGTTGTCCCATGGTACGTTTGAAGAGGTGGTTGATGCGTTGGATGTGGCTTATTCGCTCATTTCTGTGAGGCCTTTTTCGAAGCTGTCGGGTTTAGCAAGGAATGTAGCAAATCTGACAGCAAAGCCGAAACCCTAGGCAATGATTGCCTGTTGGGCCAGATTGCGTCATTCATGGAAAATCTTCATTTAACCTATGATGAGGTAATTGACAAGATCCCATATCGTAACCTGGTAATAATGCAAAAGGATAAACTTCATGTCGCGTCGGGTGAGGTTATGAGAGAGGTTTCCGATGCGGAGATGTTTAAGAACAGGAAATTTGATGAATAGAAATGGCGACATTATACTTTAAAGTCAGTTCAGATTATGAAGAGGTTATCCGTCTGAGGCAGGAATGTGAGAAGCTGGAGGCTCAACTGCTGAAAATGGACAAACGTAAATCACCTGGAGCCGTGGCTTCCATGGAAACTCAACTGGCGTCCACCCGTCAGCAGATGATGGGGCTGGTGACTGAGGCAGCCAAGGCTGGGGCTGTAATGGAGAATGACCTTAAAAAGAAGATTTCTTCGACAACAAAAGCCTCAGAGGAGCTTTCGGAGGAGATAATCAAGCAAAAGAAGATTATTAGGGAAACGCAGGAGGATGTAAGACGCTTGTCGGAGCAGTATTCCAAAATGAATAAGTATTCTCCTAAGTATGGGGAGACGGCCAGTGAGTTGAACCGGGCTAAGGCCGCATTGAACGAACAAAGGTATTCACTTGGCGAGTTACAGGAGCAGCAGGCGAAAAATCGTCTTGAACTTAGGAAACTGAATAGGGAATATAAGGACTTTTCCCAAGGGACTGATAAGTCTACAGAAATTATGGATAATCTCATCGGATCGCTCAAAAGAACGGCCGCTGAGATTGGTGGCTTGGCAGCTATAAAGAAGTTCGGTTCAGATGTGATGGACGCTACCGGAAAGATGCAACAGTTGCAGGTGGCTCTTTCTACTATCCTTCAGGACAAGTCAAAGGCAGACCAGCTCATTGCTAGAATTGTTCAGTTTGCCGCCAAAACACCTTTTAATCTTGAGGACGTGGCGACAGGAGCAAAGCAATTGCTGGCTTATGGTTCATCTGCGGAAACTGTCGTGGATGAATTATCCATGCTTGGAGATGTCGCTTCCGGATTGCAGATACCTATCGGACAGCTTATCTATCTCTATGGGACATTGCGTACTCAAGGACGTGCCATGACCGTTGACATCCGTCAATTTGCGGGCCGAGGTATTCCAATTTATGAGGAGTTAGCTAAAGTTCTTGGAGTGGCGAAAGATGAGGTTGCTGGAATGGTGACGGAAGGGAAAGTTGGTTTCGCTGAAGTTGAGCAGGCTTTCAAGAATATGACTTCTGAGGGGGGAAAGTTCGCTAACCTTATGGAGAACTCGGCCGGTACTTGGCCGCAACGATTATCAAATATCGAAGATACTCTGTTCCAGAAGATGAATGAGTTCGGCAACAAGTATAAGGACGTATTTGAGTTCGGCATTGGGACGGCCGAGGATTTGGTGGAGAGCCTGGATGACGTGATCTCGGTCATTGGAAGTTTAGTGGCTGCTTATGGAACTTATAAGGCTGCCGTTATAGCTGTAGCGGTCGCTCAAAAAGCGTCTGGTTTTGTTGAGAGTATTAGGCTGATGGCTATGTTCCGGAAGGAAATGACTCTGGCGACTGCGGCGCAACAGGCTTTTAATGTTGCTTCTAAAGCGAATATTTATGTTACGTTGTTGTCTGTGCTTGTAGGATTGGCCGCAGCCGTATATATGTTTACAAAAAGGACGGATGAGGCTACCGCGGCCCAAAAGAGGTTGAACGATGAAGAAGAAAAGTTCAGAAGACTTGAATCCGAACGAAGAAGTAAAATTGAATCATTGATTCAGACGATAAAAGATGAGACGGAAACAGATCTTGCTAAAATTACAGCTTATGAACAACTGCGGAAATTATCCCCAGCAATCACTAGTGCCTATAAATTAGAGGAATTGGCAGTTCTTGATTTGGCGGAGGCAAATAAAATCCTCAATAAAGAAAGAGATACCAATACGTATGATTCTTATTTAAGAAATATTGAAGAATCAACCCGGAGGTTAGAGAGGTTACGTGCTGAGAACGGTAAGCTATTGGGTATCTCTCCTTCTACGGGAATACCATTGACCGTGAATAACGATAGGGCGATTAAGGAGGAAGAGGCTTATCTGGCGCAACAAAAGAAAGCCTTGGATAATTTTAGCCAGAAGATTTTACAGTCTAATGAGAAGAACGAAAAACAAACTACCTACCAGCAAGACCTAGCTGCGGCCAAAGATGATTGGGATAAGGCGAAGAAAGGATATGAGGCCATCATAAAAGACCAGGATGCTACAAGTAAGCAAGTAATTGAGGCCCGAAACACATTAAAATCTGCGGAGGATAAGTATTATGAGTTACTTGGAACTAAGCCGGAGAAAAAATCAAAAACGAAAAAGGTGGATCTTTCCATTTCTGTTCTAGATGAGGAAGTGACTCTCATCTCTCCAGAGGAGATCGAGAAGAATATCGCCATGCATCGGGAGGCAATGGACCGGTATCTTACCGAATATGGTGATTACCAGCAAAAACGGCTAGCGATAGCGGACATGTATGCCTTGAAGATCTCGCAGGCCGAAACGGAAGGGGAAAAGTTGTCTTTGAGGG